TTATGCTGCTCTCACTATGTAGTTAAACGCTATGTTTCGTGGTCTTGACACCCCTATATAAGAAGCTTTCATATCATTCCAAGTCCAAAATGCTTTAGCAGCCCTAGTTCTTAATGAAAGAGTTTTATTTTCGGGGGTATCCCACTGCAATATCTTTAGATTATTAAGTGAGAAAGTAAGAGTATTATCACCCGTACCGCCTTCCTGTAATAAATAAGACCCTTCTTGCCATTTCAATAATGCACGGTTTGGATCAATACCACGCCCATCATCCCATCCGCGGATAAATTCGCCTCTTAAATCAGGTAATCTACCGTCAGGATAAGCTTCGGCTAATTTCGGAAATTTAGACTTATCAAAGGCCGCACCGTTACATTGCAGCCATCCAGCTGGTGGTATGGCAGTCGGCCAGGGAATAGGTGCACCTACAGGAATATTATTGACTGCATTGATCAGATTATTAACTTCCGCCTTGGTATATGCACCTACATTACCAGCTGGGATATTAATATTGTCCGTACCATCAAAGGCAACTCCGGCAATCGTTCTGGCTGTAGCTAATTTGTTAGCGGCTATTGCCGCACCATTGGAAGGCAATGCCCCTACATCCACTGCACTCAGACTAATATCTGTACTTAACGCTTTCCCATTCACCTTCCGGGTATTAGGTACTCTATTATTAATATCTTCACGCAATAAATTTATTATTTCCTGAGCAAGCTTTTGTGTAACCGCCAATGTATCGCTATTGCCCACCACATCCGTAAGCTGAATAACGCCCTTTTGGGTTAACGAAGCATCCGGAACTTTTGTTGTGGTTTTTTGTTCTAAAGCTCTATTTAATTGTGCGGTGAGTTTAGCTATATCCCCATCATCGAGAACATCCTCGCCAGATTGTGTCGAGATGAAATCAGCCAAAACAGATGATATGGTTGATGATTGACGTAATGCCTTATTTAATAAGTGAGTGGGAATATCATTTGGTGGAAACCCAGTCAGTAAATCCTTACTTTCTTCATATAATCTCTGACTCACGACATTAGCATTATTACTAATAGAAAAAGCTTTAAAATCATTCTTCTGACTCATATATATTCCTTAAATTAAATAATATTATTTTATAGACGATTTATCACAATTCAGTGTATTTCAATAAAATAATAATAAAACACCCTTATAACTCAGAAGGCTGATTATTTTTATATAATTCAAAGAGTAAAAAACCTAATATTCTCAACCAAAAAAAACACTAAATCCATTTATATTTAACATCTGGAAACTATTTTTCTCTTATTCCTTATATCACTTCCTGAAACTCCCACCGATTAACGCTCCACACTGAATCTTTAGGCATTTTAACCCTAATAGAGTTCAGGAATATCACAAGGCTATCCACCTTTGTAAAATAGGTTACTGGTTTTACCTAGTGTATTCACATAATAAATGCAACATCGTTAATCTGGAAGTAAACATGTTCGTATTCCTTTAACCACTTCATTGTGCTCTGACTTTGAATTTTGAGATCCATTTTTGAATATCTGGTTTTAATAAGTTTTTTGAACTAATTCGGTTTGCAGAATTTGCACTGTTTGCATTCACAGTCAAAACTCGCGAAACCCATGTGTAGCAAGGCCTTGAGCCAAATAATGCTATTGTCATGGAGTGTCGGATCATAGGTTAAAATCCTATCATGCCAACCAAAAAAACCAACCAGTTATGGTTGGTTTTTTTTATTTGCGAGATTTGGCTCTGGTAAAACTCCGATTTAAAATCTGGCATTTGCCACCATTAACAAACCATCGCCCCTCATCTATAAATATAAAACTATCTAATTAATTAACATAAAGCCGGTTTTATTTACTTCGGCACCTCCGATCTCTCAACATCAGGAACCTGTGAAGTATCGGCCCTACTCAGTAATACCCGGTACTTATTCCAGGCTGTTAATCCATCTGGCGGTATCTCAATCGGACAAGAGAAGCCCACACTCATGAGGATCATTATGCTGCTCTCACTATATAGTTAAATGCTATATTGCGGGGGCGATTTTCTGAGGCTACAGGAACAACTCTTGACGTGTCGAACCCAAAGCCGTATGTAGTATCCGGGTTGAGATTACTTACCGATTTGAAACTGCCATCTGTTGCTATTCCAAGAACTTGGCTAGCATAAAAAGCCCCTCTTACTGCCAAATGATAGTTTGGTGCTATCGTGCCAGCAAACGAACCCTGGATATTTCTGATGGCATCTCCCTGAGGAGTTAGAATTCTACGGCCACTATCAATACCTCGACCATCATCCCAACCTCGAATAAATTCGCCTCTTAAATCAGGTAATCTACCATCAGGATAGGCTTCGGCTAATTTCGGAAATTTCAACTTATCAAAGGCCGCACCGTTACATTGCAACCATCCAGCGGGCGGTGTGGCAGTCGGCCAAGGAGCAGGCACACCTACAGGAATGTTAGAGATACTCGAAATTTTCTGCTCTAATGCTCTATTTAATTGCTCAGTGAGTTTAGCTATATCCCCATCATCAAGAATATCCTCTCCAGATTGTGTCGAGATGAAATCAGCCAAGACAGATGATATGGTTGATGATTGACGCAATGCCTTATTTAACATATGAGTGGGAACATCATTTGGGGGAAACCCTGTCAGTAAATCCTTACTTTCTTCATATCTTTCCTGACTCACTACATTGGCATTATTACTAATAGAAAAAGCTTTAAAATCATTCTTGTGACTCATATACCTTCCTTAAATTAAATGATGTTATAATCAATATATTGAATTATTGTAAAAATAATCCTTCTGCAATTCACGCTAACCAAAGTCTAATTCAGAAAAAGAATAATGCAGTGTTCTTATTACTTATAAGGTTAACTGTTTTTGTATAATTGGCAGCAATAAGCAATCCAATATTTTAAAGTCGAAAACATACCCTAAATTTACATTTAATATCTGGAAGCTATTTTCCCCTTAATTTTTACCAACCATTTATGGCTGTTTTTTTTATTTCTGGAATTTTATTAAAGCAAAAGCCAATCGGGAGAATTTATTTATTCTCCCTTGATTTGAAGCCTATTGTTACCTACAAACTCAATAAAAAAAACCAACTCTTTAACCTTTATCACATCGTTAGGAAATGTACCGCCATTAAAACCCCCAAGCGTACCAGACACATCTTGACCCAACTACCGGTCCAAATTCTTTAGAGTTGCGACTCAAGGTGCCAAGATTTTCCGCAGTGAAGCCTGATAATTGAATATTATTTATTTGCCAAATTGCTGTCATAATTCCACCACCGCTATCTTGCTGGCCAACTATAATAACCTTTTGTGGGAAAGGAATTGGGAAACTAACATTTACATTAGGACTGGTATATCCAGTAATATTAGATATTCCCCACTGAAATATTATCCCAGTATCACCACATTTCCACCAACCATTCTCTGATTTTAAGACTGTATTTTTAGCTCCTCTGCCATTGATTTGGTGGTCTATTTCTGCTTTGGTTATATGATCCTATATCCACGGCATTCAAACTGATATCCGAGCTTAACGCCTTCCCATTCACTTTCCGGATATTAGGTACTCTATTATTAATATCTTCACGTAATAAATTTATTATTTCCTGAACAAGCTTTTGTGTAACCGCCAATGTGTCACTATTGCCAATCACATTTGTCAGCTGAACAACGCCTTTTTGGGTTAACGAAGCATCTGGAACCTTTGTTGTGGTTTTTTGTTCTAAAGCTCTATTTAATTGTGCGGTGAGTTTAGTTATATCCCCATCATCCAGAACATCATTACCAGATTGTGTCGCAATGAAATTGGCTACGACAGATGATATGGTTGACGATTGACGCAATACTTTATTTAACAAATGAGTAGGTACGTCATTTGTCGGAAACCCAGTCAGCAAGTCCTTACTTTCTTCATATCTTCCCTGACTCGCTACATTAGCATTATTACTAATAGAAAAAGCCTTAAAATCATTCTTGGGACTCATATACCTTCCTTAAATTAAATGATGTTATAATCAATATATTGAATTATTGTAAAAATAATCCCCAATTCACACCAATCAAAGTCTAGTTCAGAAAAAGAATAATGAGGTATCTTTATTACTTATAAGGTTAACTGTTTTTGTATAATTGGTAGCAATAAGTCATTCAGTTTTATCTCAAGTTATAGATGGAATCTTTCGACATTTAAATTATAACATCAGAAAAATAACTGTAAAAATGGCCTGCTTATTCGGGCCATCTTCATTATTTTCGTGGTTCCATCCATTGGATATCAGTTAATAATTTATTATTGTCTTATACTCCCAAATAAATTATAGGTATCATACTGACGTTTAGCGGACGATTTTCGTTTGCCGTTGGTACTACTCTTGATACATCAAAGGTGGCATATGAGTAATGTGAATATCCATCAAACTTTTTTTAGCTGGATACTTGTTGGAGGGTTATTACCAACACCATTAAATGCTCCGCGGGCATGAGAAAATAGCCCCTGATTCCACCATCCTAGGCTACCTGTAATATTTCTAATCGCATCTCCCTGTATCACACCAGGTGTCAATCCAGCACGCATAAATACCCCTCGTCCATCAGCAAACAGATTAGGGAGGTTGATTTTATCACCATTCTGCTTAATTCCCCATGCGGCCTTATATGCATCAGATAAATTATTCAATGCCCTACCAACAGTTGAATCAATCGTGTGAACAGCCCCATCCGCAATATACTCTCCTTTAGCCAAATCTGATGCCGGATGTGCAGATAAATAAATATCACCCGGCCGTTTTGCTCCGATATCAATCGCGGAAAGCGCAATATCCTCAGTCAACATCTTCCCGTTGATTTTCCGAGTATTATGTACTTTGACATTAATATTTTCACGCAATGAATTTATTATTTCCTGAACAAGCTTTTGCGTAACCGCTAATGTGTCACTATTACCTACCACATCGGTAAGCTGAACAACTCCTTTCTGTGTTAATGAGGCATCTGGAACTTTTGTTGTACTTTTTTGTTTCCAAAGCCCTATTTAATTACTCGGTAAGTTTAGCTATATCACCATTATCCAGAACATCATCACCAGATTGTTCCGCAATAAAATTAGCTACAACAGATGCTATAGTTGATGATTGACGCAATACTTTATTTAACACATGAGTGGGAACATCATTTGGTGGAAATCCAGTCAGCAAATCTTTACTCTCTTCATATCTTCCCTGACTCACAACATTAGCATTATTACTAATAGAAAAAGCTTTAAAATCATTCTTGGAACTCATATAAACTCCTTACCAGCTACGGATACCACTGAGGTATAAGCTGCTGGCAAAAACCATCGATTTTACAGTAAAACATTTCTAAATTAACCATGCCTGAATACTTCCACGATCAGAGTATTTGCAAATACTCTGATCGTGCCTTAGGTACTTTTTCAAGTTAATTAAATATTCTTATAACTTATAATGTTAACAATTTTTATATTTCAAGCTCAAGGCTGAATCTCTCAGTATCTTAATTCAACATCCACAAAATCATTGTATAAATAGCCAATCTATTCAGACCATTTTCATTATTTCGGCTGCTCCGGCCACTTAACATCAGGGACTAATGAAATATCAACTCTGTTCAACATCACTCTATATTTCTTCCATGCTAATAAAGCCTCTTTTTCAGCTTCTGTAGCAATATCTAAATCAACAGCATCTTGTAGTGGCGTAACGATATTATTAACTTTAGTTAGTAGTTGAAATTTATCATATTCTGCTTTCTGTATTAATTCTTCTTTAGTCGCAACATAAAGTAATATTTTATGACCGTCAAATATCCATTTCTCTTTTGGTTTTTTCATCAAACCCTATGGGTGCATCATTCTTATTAATTTCTGCGACGGAAAAGCCAAGTGGCGCCAATTTAGATACATCTGTTGTTATTGCACGAATGAGGCCTGTCGCATCATACATGATTTTTAATGTATCTATTGAAAATTGACTTTGAGATCTATACCAATCATTGCCCTGCTTATCTTGAAGATAAAGCGCAAATTGAATAGCGTTTTCACTGTCAGGTATATATTGTTCAAATGGACCAACATTTATTAAATTCATTATTATTATCCTCGTACGATAGTGAACCATTGACCGTTACTAGAAAACTGCATAGGGCTAGAATAAAGCATCTCGGCAGAATCATCTCCATCTTTGCTATAAATTTCAGCACCAAGACGAACGCCAGTAATATAAAGATTATCCGACTCTGTTTTCGTATACTCTTCAATAGTATTAGCAGAAGGTTTATTTAACGTATTATATTCCTGAGCCCAAGGTGTCCATGGATTATCATGAAACTGGCTACGTGTATATACCCGGCTGCTATTATAGACGTAATAACGTTGAATGACGCCGGCTGCTTTCAATACAATAAGTGAACCAGCGAACGGTTCAGGGTAATTACTGCCATTTTTGGCATGGGCATTAGACTCTTGATAATAAATCCCCGGTGTTTTGTAGCTATCTAAATTCGCACTACCCCCTAAATTAATCGCCTGCCCAGCCAAGATATCCTGAGAGGTAATATTGATATCCGCAGCTAAAGCTTTTCCATTGACTTTACGGATCCCTGTAATATATCGAGCATCAGAGTCTGCTTTGGCATACGCTCCAACATCCTCAGCGGTAGGTTTATTCACCGCATTATATTCTCTAACCCAAGGGGTCCATGGATTATCATGGAATTGGCTACGTGTATATACCCGGCTGCTGTTATAGACGAAATAACGTTGAATAACGCCAGCTGCTTTCAACACGACAAGCGAACCCGCGAACGGCTCAGGGTAATTACTGCCACTTTTGGCATGAGCATTAGACTCTTGATAATAAATCCCCGGTGTTTTGTAGCTATCCAAATTCGCACTACCACCTAAATTAATCGCCTGGTCAGCCAAGATATCCTGAGAAGTAATATTGATATCCGCAGCTAAAGCCTTGCCATTGACTTTACGGATCCCTGTAATATATCGGGCATCAGAATCTGCTTTGGTATATGCTCCAACATCCTCAGCAGTAGGTTTATTCACTGCATTATATTCTCTAACCCAAGGGGTCCATGGATTATCATGAAATTGGCTACGTGTATATACCCGGCTGCTGTTATAGACGAAATAACGTTGAACAACCCCAGCCGCTTTCAATACAACAAGCGAACCGGCGAACGGTTCAGGGTAATTAATTCCACTTTGGGCACTGGAATTATGTTCTTGATAATAAATTCCCGGTGTTTTGTAACTATCCAAATCCGCATTATTACCTAAATTAATCGCCTGTCCAGCAAAGATATCCTGAGAAGTAATATTGATATCTTCAGCTAATACTTTCCCATTAATTTTTCGGGTATTGTGTACCTTGGCATTAATATTGTCACGTAATGAATTTATTATTTCCTGAATAAGTTTTTGCGTAACAGCTAATGTGTCACTATTGCCTAATACATCGGTAAGCTGAACAACGCCTTTTTGTGTTAATGAGGCATTTGGCGCTTTTGTTGCAATTTCTTTTTCTAAAGCCCTATTTAATTGCTCGGTGAGTTTAGTTATATCACCATTATCTAAAACATCATCGCCAGATTGCGTCGCGATAAAATTAGCTATCATAGATGCGATTATCGATGATTGACGTAATACCTTGTTTAATAGATCAGCAGGAATGTCATTTAGCGTAAATCCAGTCTGCAAGCTCTGGTGTCCTTCATACTTTTCCTGGTTCACTATATTAGCACTATTACCAATAGAAAAAGCCTTAAAATCATTCTTGGCACTCATATATACTCCTTAAATTAAATAGCATTATTCACAACCAATATGTTTAATAATTGTTAAAGCAATCCTTCATAATTTACGGCAGTCATAGTTTAGTTCATAAAAACAATAATAAAATGTTCTTATAACTTAGAAGAATAATTATTTTTGTATAATTAGAAGCAATAAACAGCCAAACAAGTTGTAACTGGAAATATATCTAACCAATTGACATTCAATACATGAAACTATTCCATCGTTTTCATATATCAGACTGAATCTTTCAATATTATAATTACAACAACAATAAAGTATTGTATGAATGGCCTGTTTATTCAGGCCATTTTCATTATTTTAGCTCTTCCGGCCATTCAATATCAGGAGCCTGTTTAATGTCAATCCTATTCAGCATCACTCTATATTTCTTCCATGATAATAAAGCCTCCTTTTCAGCTTCTGTTGCAATACCTAAATCAACAGCATCTTGTAGTGGCGCTATTCTCTCACTGGCTTTCATCATAAGTTTTTGTTTTTTATCTTCAACATAATTCTGCGATTCTTCTTTTGTTGGTGGAGGAATATCTGCCCATTCCGGTAAACCATTTTCACTTGCTCTACGATATTTTCCTTCTGGCGCAGTATTAGCGGCATATTCTCGATAAATATCATCACTGACTTCTATAATATCATCGGGCAATGAACCAGAAGCAATATAATCCAGTTTCAATTCTACAGGGTAGAATGCATTTGTTTCCGCACTATAATAATACATAATTAATATCCTATTGCTAAATATCTCACTAAACAATTGGCTAGAGATCCTGTAGCATCTCTGCACGTTAGAATAAATTGACTTTCAGAGACGGCAAAAGCAGCAACACCAAACCCGTAATTACCGAAACTAGAATATGTTGCAACAATCTGGCCGCAAGCATTAGGAAATGGAATCGTAAAATTTTTGTAATCATCTTGCCTCATTGAAGCATTTGCCTGACCCCACTGAATAATTATTCCAGTGTCACCACATTTCCACCATCCATTTACTGCGAGTAGCGCTTTACTGCTATTAAATGCTGTTTTGATTTTTTGCCCCAAAGCTTTATCTAATTGTGTGGTAAGTTTGGCGATATCACCATCATCAAGAACATTATCACCAGATTGTGTCGCAATAAAATTAGTAACTACAGATGATACCGTTGACGACTGACGTAACGCCTTATTTAATACATGAATGGGAATATTCTCTGGTGGAAACCCGGTCTGCAAACTCTGACTTTCTTCATATATTTCTTGACTTATAATATTAGCGTTATTACTAGCAGCAAAAAACTTTAAAATCATTTTTTTTCACTCATACACATCTCCTTAAATTAAATAACATTATTACATAGAAACAGACTGAACTATTGCAAAGATAATTTCTCACAATTCCCATCAATAATAGTCTAGTTCATAAAAATAATAATGAGTTTTTTATGACCAAAAGGATTAACTATTTTTGTATAACTGACAGTAGTAAATAATCCAACACACTACAATCAAAAATGCTCCAAAACCACGGTAGAAAAGACTTATTTATTCAGGCCATTTTCATCATTCTGGCTGTTCCGGCCATTCAATATCGGGCGCCTGTGAAATATCTACCCGATTCAGTAATACCCTATATTTTTTCAAGACTGTTGACAGCGATTTTTCATCATCACTTGCCATACCCAGATCAATAGCATCTTGTAATGGTGCTATCTGTTTACTTACCCTAAGTAGAAGTTGCTGCTTCTTATTTTCAGCATCGTTAATTCTGGTTTGCTGAATATCACTTTTCCACTTTTCTTCATCATCTGTCGAAATTAACCATTCTCCATCCCAATGATGATATTGCGAAGGTCTTAACTGTTCAGTAAAACCATCGGGAATAATGACTTCTCTATTCTTCTGTGATTGCCCTGATACAATATCGTAAATCGTGACTCCCCTTTTATTCTCAACAAGCTCCCATTGCCCTGATTTTTCACATGGCCAAAATCCATCTTTAAATGGTGGCTGTATTCGTAAAGCATTCACCGGTGGTTCACTGCCCGGATTAGCATCAGCCGATCCAATAAATGGCCGATGTAGCTTAGTATTATCAAAATAATAATTTATCATTGCTTCGTTTCATGCTCCCAAATAAATTATGGGTATCATACTGACATTGAGCGGGCGATTTTCGTTTGCTGTTGGCACTACTCTTGAAGCATCAAAAGTGGCATATGCGAATTTGACATATTCATCAGGAACATTCTGTTTCATAATACTTATTTTGGTGGTCGCATTAATACCATAAAATGCTCCGGTGGCGCGAGCAATAAGCGCATCATCCCACAATCCCACATCTCCTGTAATTTTTCTAATCGCATCGCCTTGTATCACACCAGGATTCAAACCCGCACGCATGAATACTCCTCTCCCATCAACAAACAGATTAGGAAGGTTGATTTTATCGCCAGTCTGCTTAATTCCCCATGCTGCTTTATATGCATCTGATAAATTATTCAATGCACTACCAACAATTGAATCAATCGCATAAACATCACCATTCGCAATATACTCCCCGTTAGCCAAATCTGATGTTGGATGTGCAGATAAATAGATATCACCTGGGCGTTTTGCTCCGACATCAATCGCAGAAATAGTAATATCCTCAGACAATGCCTTTCCGTTGACTTTCCGATTATTAGGTACCCTGCCATTAATATTTCCAAGCAACGAATTGACTATTTCCTTAACAAGCTTTTGCGTAACAGCCAATGTATCGCTATCACCAACCACATTGGTAAGTTGAACAATGCCTTTTTGTATTAATGAAGCATTGGGAACTCCTGTTATGAATTTTTGTTCTAAGGCTTTATTTAATTGTAGAGTAAGTTTAGCTATATTACCGTCATCCAAAACATCCTCACCAGATTGTGACGCAATAAAATCAGCGACAACAGATGATATTGTCGAGGCTTGACGCAATACCTTATTTAACACATGAGTGGTAACAGTATATGGTGGGAATCCAGTCGGCAATTCTGAACTGACTTCATATAATTGCTGACTGACTACATTAGCATTATTACTAATAGAAAAAGCTTTAAAATCATTCTTAGGACTCATATATACTCCTTAAATTAAATAATATTATTTTATAAGCAATATATTTAATTACCAGAAAAAGTCTCCAGTAATTCATGTCAATCATAGTCTAGTTTAAATGAATAATAATGAAACATCTTTATAAATTAAATGATCAACTATTTTTATATGATTAGCAGAAATAAAAAAACCCAACACATTGAAATTAAAAACAATACCAAAAATAAAAGCATATCTATTGTATTCAAATGAAACTTCTAAACGTTATTCATCATTATTATATTTACCAAAGTACATCAATGTATTAGTTCATAATTCACCAACCTAATTATTAATGTTAAGGTTTTATATATCTCTAAAAATATTTAGTTTGTTTATCATTTAATACTAATATAACCACGAGATTAGCTTATTATTTTCACAACTCCGGCAAATATCAATATTTAATTTACCAAGGTAAATGCTAAGTTAAATTCTCCAGATAAAAACCAGCATATACCCTTCATCTTTCAAGTTGCTGCTTTGTTGGCTGCGTTCACTTACCCCAGTCACATAGTTATCTATGCTCCTGGGGATGCGTTCACTTGCCGCCGCGCTGCAACTTGAAATCTATTGGGTATATATATTCATTATCTCACTGGAAACAACAAAAAGTCTTATCTGCTTAAACACAAAAAACCTTGCCTCGGCTTATACCTCACCGCGTCTGCACCACCGATCAGCATTCTATCTCTGTAAGATGCAGGCTTCCTGCTATTTAAAGTGCCATACAAAATTATTTTAATCATTAAAATAATTTTTAAAAACAACTTGACTCTGAAGTTTTTCTGATTAAAATCACCGACACAATTTAGATTTTCGTGAAAAAAATCACATTTTACCAATAAAGAGAACCTATCATGAAATCTGTCAAATCTTTTATCTCAAGTGTTCACGGCGTTGTTATCTATCTGTCAACACCTCATTTTCTTTAAGTTTTTATCCGATGAGTGAAAAGCCAGTTTCGAACTGGCTTTTATGCTGCGGAGCGGGTCAAAATTCTTGGCCTAATAACCAAGAATGTATAAGACAATAGTTAACTTACATTAATAACTTAATGCATCAAGCAGTCGTTTCTTCAATAATGCAACATCATCCACACTATTCTGAATCAGCAGAGTCAGATTGGCTACATCACTTTCCAGAGTTTCAATTCTCTCTTCCAATTGCTTATTCTTTGCATCCAATAATATTTCAAGCTTTGCCGATTCAGCATGTAATTGCTGACCATTAACTGCGTCAGTACTGTGATTTGAAATATCCCCGGCAGCAACATGCACAATCTTACGTTCATGGCCGGTTTTTCCTACAGAAACAACGTTCGGTTTATTAGCAATTGAATCTGCACCTAATGCAACGCTCCCTTGTTCTGTTGCAGAGGAGTGTTGACCAATCGCCACTGCCTGAGCCGCACTGGCTGTTACCTTTTGCCCTAAAGCGATAGAAGCCAGGCCACTGGATATAGAATCAGCACCAATCGCAATTGGCCAAACCACCTTCACATCACCCTGTTTACCCGCAAGTTGATTTTGCCCAATAGCAATAGCGGCTTCACTGATTGTTTTAGAATTCCGGGGCGAAGCACCAATCGCGATAGAATGTACTGCCGGCGCTTCTGCATGTCCAAGTACAACTGAATCTTTGCCAGTTATTTGATCAGCTACATTGGTATTTTCAATAGACAT